AAAAAGTAGTTCAATTTTTTGCGTTTGGACGACGCGTTTTTGAATGTTTGAATTGTTCGTATTATATTGCGTATAATATGAATATGAAAAAGCAGTTCAATTTTTTGCGAAAAAACGAGCAAGATTTAATAACCCTTCACGTAGGGCGTAATCCCTTCTACCATCTGACGGCACTTGGTAGTTGAAGTTTGATGGGGCAATTTTAGTTTCTAAAAAAGTCAAAATTTTTCGCTTACATACAAAGTTTTGAAAGTTTTGAAATACGACCACCACTGTCAGCGCCACCACTGTAAGCACTAGCACCACCGACTCTTCTAATACCATTCATACCAATCATATGTTTCATAGCAGATGTAGGCATATTACCTGACTTTCCGCCTACTAATCTCTTGATAAGTGATGATTGGATTGGATTTTCAGATTGCTTCTCACTGGCATCTAATACAAGTTGTTTTGTTAATAGACCAGTGAAGATACTACTACTACCCATACTGGTGACGAACATACCTGAATTAGCACACATTACTACGATCTCAGGAGCAACAGTTTCACCAGTTTGATTAGTATATGAAATGTTGAACTGGAAGTTGAATTGACCGATAGAAGAGTTTGAAAGCATATTTGATAATGAAAGATTTAGAGCAGGTGATAAGATAAGAAGAGAACCAGTTGTTCCTACAATATCTCCTAGACCTGATACGTTTGATACGGCGTTTGATAGAGATGATTGTCCGCTAAATTCTAACCAAGATTGAGTAGAACCATTAGCAACAGACATTTTCCACAAATCTTCTTGTGTAGCAGATGATAAAATACCCGAAACGTTGTTAAGATTGATACTAATATTAGTAATTGTTAAAAATGAAGCAGATGTTTTAACTGTTTGTGTTCCCATTTGTGGTCTAACAATAATATAAAAGGCATCAGGAAGTTGGTTGAGTTGGATATTTTGAGATTGGATATTTTGAGATGAAGCACCCGAAGCAAGAGTTAGTTGAGATGTTGGATTTGAAATGTATCTTGGATAATCAATATAAGGAGTGACTATTCTTGATGGAATTAGTTGAGTTGGTTGAGTAGATAAGAAGTTCATTAATAGTTGTGGATTTGTGAATAGAGTTTGATATGAAGAATTTAGAGTTGTGTCTCCACCTGCTACTGATATTTTATAATTACTACCTGCCTGAGAACCTGCCATAGTAGAGAAGACACGTTTTAAAGAACCATCAATATTCATTACGAGGTTAATAGTGTTAATACCTGCTAAACCTGATTGATTAAAGTCAGGTTGTCCGAAAATGAATGGTGAGCAGAAAATTGGTTCAGTTGCTTGAATAGCAAGAACAACTTTGAAATAATTACCAGCAGTAACACAGACAGGTGAATTACTAACAAATGAACCAGCAGAAGTATACTGATAAATTTGACTGACAATTCCAGCGGGATTTGAAGCAGGAGTATTGAATAGAGGGTAAGCACCACGAGGAACTTGGTCTATATCGTAAGAAGAGTTGTTATATGAAGCAAGAGGATTATTAGTTCCTAAATAACCACTGACGTAATCGGCATATTGAGAATCAGGGAAAGAAGGGGTCATTCCTGAATATCTTAAAAGTTCTCTTGAATTGTTTAATCTTAATAGCATATCAAGAATATCTTGGGTGTTGGTTGAAACATTACTGTTGTTAATAGTAGCAGTTGTAGTAGAGAATGACTTACTCATTGGAAATGCTTGGAAAGCATCGGTCTGACCGTAGTTAAATGCGGTTGCGCCTACTGGAACTTGTTCTCCTACGGTAGCAGATTGACCGATAGTTAGTGTAATAGTCATTATTGCCCTCAATAAAACCTCTCTTGAAATAATAACTGATTCGGATGGAATTTGTACGTTGAAGGTCAAGTTAGAGTTGTTGTTTGACACAGCAGTAAACTGTTGAAAGGTGTTTGAAGAAGCACCTTGATAAACAGCAAAAGCAAGGTCATCGGTGATTTGAGAGATTTTGCTGTCGGTCACCAAAGCAGTATGAAATAGCGGAGCGTCCATTCTTATATAAATTAGCAATATATTTTTTTTTATAAATATGACTATTTATAAAAAACTTGCCTAAACAATCTTAATACTCTGTCTATTGTTTGTTCTCAGAAATAACAGACGACTTTCTTGTAAATAAAAGTTTCATACTACAACTATTTCCAGTTGCTAATCTAAATGGGACAAAATTGCCTAATTTTGACTTCCAAAAGACCTGAATGTTTATATTTGTTAAAGGTGTGTTGCCGACCATATCAACTAACCTGTATTGAGCGGTCGGTTCATACAGTAAAGATGGTTTATAACAAAGATCACCAGTGACTATATCTGTTATAACTTGCGCGATGTTAGAGTTATTATTACTAGCAGACAAATTAAAAAGTAATCCAGCGTCAAATGCTTGTGCTGGTGATAGACGAGTAGGTATAATCGGAAATGTAGAACTTGTAAATACGACAGACGAAACGGGTGTCCATATAGGAGTTGTGTCCCATTCTTGTGCTACATATATACATGTGATCTGATTAGCAACTGGCGCGGTTACTGGTAATGGAATAGTGTTTAAACCGTTGTAATCACTAACCGATATTTTATAATTTTTTCCGTTAGTAACTCCTACACTTCCGTAATAGGTTGCTGGAAAACTGCTAAATAAAGTAAATAATGCTTGGTTAAAATATAAAGAATATAATGGAGTAGTGCCACCGAAATTTGCTTGGTCTAAATAGAGAGTTGCTGAATTTGATGAACTATTCCACGCCATACTTGCTATACCAGTAGGAATACCAGCACTTGCTAATGCTAGTGTTAAAGCATTATTAATTAGATCAACAAACCATTCAAAGTTATAACAGAAATACCACTCACTTTCTGCTTGTATTATACTTGATGATGATGGAGGTTGTGGGGGAGGAAGGTCAATAGGATTATTTATCTGAGGCAACCATTGAATATATTCTCGGTGATCGGGAGTAGGCGCAACAGGATTATTATCTCTTATTGTGACTGAATAGATAGTTGAAGAATTGGAAGCAACAGCAGGAGAACCTTGCTGAAAATAATTCTGAATAATAGGGATAAAAATAGGAAGAGATGTAGTATCTAGTTGAAAGCGTACGATACTCATATAGTAATCACCTGTGTTTGGGATGATGGCATTCTGTCTTTGTTCGTTAAATACTAATAACGGACTATTGACACTAAGAGAACCAGCGCCTTCATTATTAACATTTGCTAATGTTAAGTCGTAATATACTTTATCAGGAGCAGATTCTTTTTGTCTTAAATCAAGTTGGGACATCTTATATACTATAAATAAATATTTTATTATCTCTTAAATATTCTAAATATTGTCAGAATAGATATGTTATATCGCGTTAATTTAGATTATTACCGTAAAATATCTAATTATATCTAAATACAATAGTTAGATTTCTACATTTTGATATATTTTTGATTTCTAATAGTAATAATTTTAAAATTATTACTTGTAAATATCTAATTCTGCTATATATGTAGAAATCTAATATGAATAATTAGATTATTAATTGTAAAAATCTAATTATTGCTTTGTATTTTGGTTTTTATTTAAATTAATGCTGGAGCGTTAATACTAACATACACTTGGTTTGTTTGAGTTGCTCCTCCTACTACAATTAACGGGGTTACTGCTAATGATAGTGTATTAGCGGTTGAAGCACCACCACCACCGAAACTAGATAATTCATACGCTACTGGAACACCTCCATTCAATCCAGTCACTTGAAAATTTGCTGTTGTAAGAGCATTCCATTCAGCAACGGTGAATGATGATAGACCTGCGGTAGTTAGTTGGTATGGATAAGTTGCCGATGCTGATGGTGCTAAGACAGGAAGGGTAAGTTCGGTAAGAGCAGGAGAAGATGCTGGTAATGCTACACTTGACGTGATGGTAAGCGGGTTTTTTGGGTTAAGACCGATTGAACTTGCTAAACTCATTTATATTATTAGATGAGAAAATTTTTAAAACTTCTTAATAGTTTCTAAATTAGAGATAGGAATGAAGTAGTAGTCCTTCTCGTCAAATTGCTCGTTTATTCTTGAGTAGGGTTTCTTTTCAAACTTGCTAAATAATTCAGGGTCATACTTTATATAACAAA